ACTATGTCCATCCTTGACCCTGTTAAGGATATGAATGGCAGTACACTTCGCGTTGAGAATGGAGTTTCCACTCGTGAACGCGAGGCGGCTGAAATGACAGGAACAGACCTTGAAGAAAACATTGCACAACTTGCATTCGAAAAGCAACTTATGGAGAAATATGGAATGGGGCTAGCTGATGCGGTAAATCCTTCCGTTGGCTCTAAATCTGAAGCGAAAGGAGGTGAGGAGGATGAATAAATTCTGGTCTGTTAAGAATTTTGTAAATCAAGAGGGTGCCGGTCAATCTGAATTGATTCTGTATGGCGATATTTCTGAGACCTCTTGGTGGGGCGATGAAATTACACCACGTGAATTTGCAAGTGATTTGGCTAGTTGTAATGGCAATGACCTAACAATGCGCATCAACTCTGGTGGAGGTGACGTATTCGCGGCACAAGCTATCCACAACATGATCAAAGCCTATACTGGCAAAGTAACAGCACATATTGATGGCTTATGTGCAAGCGCAGCTACAATTATTGCGTGCGCAGCCGATAAGGTAATCATGCCAAGTAATGCTCTGTACATGATTCACAATCCATCTGTATTTCTAGGTGATAGTTTTGACGCAGACGGATTAACTAAAATGGCTAATTATTTGGAAAGTGTTAAACAAACTATTGCAAACGTTTATTTAAGCCGTAGCGATGTTTTGACATCTGAACAGGTAAATACACTTATGGATGATGAAACGTGGCTTACAGCGGACGAGGCGAAGTCCTATGGCCTTATCGATGAAGTAGATATGGCAATTATGGATAGCGCAGTTATGAATAACGGCATGGTTATCGTAAACAAGGTATCTTGCAAATATTCTGCCAAAAATGAAGCCAAAATCAAGCAATTTTTAACAAGTAAGGAGAAACCTATGACTGAAAACCAATTCATGGCAAGCTTAAAAGGTTTGCTCGGTATTTCTACAAACGAACCTGCGGAAAATGCAGCAGTGACAGCAGAACGCGAACGTGTTGAAACCTTAAACGCACTAAAAGGGAACAATGAAGTTATCAATCGTTTAGTAGATGTGGCTGTTAAAGAAGGTAAAACTGTGGATGAAGTAACACCTTTCATCTCCGCCGTATCTGATATTCCTGTAACTGATAACAAAGTAGTCGACCAAATTCGACAATTGGTTATCGACCAAATGGAATCCGGTGCAGATAATGTGGCACCTCAAGGCGCATCTACACCAGAAACTAATGATGCAGTAGCTAAAGCTAATGCAATTGATGAAGTTGTAGCATTTGCAAATGCTAAGAAAGGCGGTAAATAATGGCGTATTTCGAACAAGTAAATGGCGTCGCAGCTGATTATCTATTAGGTGGTGGCGGTGTGCCTGTATTAACTCAAAATGTAAAAGCAGCAGTTGGTGAATATAAACGTGGCCAAGTTCTTGAAAATAACGCTGGCACGTTCCAAAAAATTGCAAGTGGTAAACCTGCAGGTATCGTGGTAGCTGATACTACTACAACTACTGATCACAATGTAGTGACTGTATATGTCTCCGGTCGCTTTAATCGTGAAGTATTGGTAGTTGACAAAGCTTACAAAATTAATGACCATGAAGCGGATTTTAAAGACGCTCACTTATTCTTAACTAGCATTAAATAGGAGGAACTATATAATGGCAATTGATTTCAAAGATACGTTATCTTTAATGCAAGCTGTAGAACGAATGAAAACTCCGGCAAGTTTCTTGCTTGATACTTTCTTCCCACAAGTTCCAGCAGTAGCAACTTCTAAAAAAATCGCAGTAGAAACTCGTAAACGTGGTCGCACTCTAGCACCTTTTGTATCTCGTGGCGCATCTGGTGTAAATGTTAAACGTGCCGGCTCTAAAATTGCTTTATATGAAGCGCCTATGATGGGGCCTCGTACAGTAATTGATCCTGAGCAACTTGACCAACGTGCATTTGCGGAAAATATTGTATCTACAATGACACCTGCTCAACGTGCAGCACAAATGCAAGCTGAAGATTTGTTTTATTTGCAAGGCACAATCATCAATCGCAAAAATAAAATGGCAGCTGATTTGCTTACTACTGGTAAATGCAAAATCGAAGGTTATGCTGACGACGGCGCGACTGTTCTAACTGATGAAATTGATTTTGAATTTGAACAAGACATCACACCTACTACTGCATGGGACCAAGCTGGCGCCGATATTTATGGCGACTTGAAAATGGCATCCGAAAAAATCCAGGAAAACGCGGGCATCGTACCAACTGTTTTGGTTGTTGGTAAGAATGTTGAAAAATATATTCTTGATAATGCATCTATCAACAAAATGTTGGCTATTCCTAATCGTGAAAACATGACAATGTTTAACTTTGCGCCTGAATACTTATCTCCACAAGTTCGATATGTTGGCCGTATCATGTCCTTGAACATTGATGTGTATGCGTATCTTGAAACATATCAAGATGATGAAGGCAAAGTAAAATCCTTTATCGGTGATGATGCTGCAGTATTAGGTGTTCCAGGTCGCGGTCGTCAACAACATGCGGCAGTAACATTGCTTAACGATGATAATCAATTCACTACATATGCAGGTATTTATGTTCCTTACTACTATGCTAATAAGGCTACACAAGAATTAACATTGTCTGTATATTCCCGTTGCGTATTGATTCCTGAAACTATCGACGATTGGGCTACTATTAAGACTAAATAGGGGGTAACCTACTTATGAAAATCAGAGTATTAAAGGGTTATTTAGCACACGAAGGCGAGATGTATGGTAAAGGCGAAGTAGTCGATATCAAAAAGAAAGCAATCGCGTTGTCCTTGCTTGAATCCGATAAGTTTGAATCTGCTGAAGATGATCCTATTGAAGTACCGGAGCCATTGGAAGTCGTTCCAGATGAACCGGAAGAAGAAATGGAATTACCTGAAGTTGATGCGGAAGTTACGGTGAAAAAATAATGCGATTTAGAGATTACCTAGAAAGCGATATTGACGACGTATTCCTCAATGAAGACGAATTCGCCGAAGGGCATGATCTAAATGGCATAGTAGCTAAAGCGGTTATTCAATCGCCAACGGCGAGAGAGTCATTCTTGTCGAATGGCTCTCACGTATCAAATGACGGAGTGCACGGGGTGTCTGTATTTGTGCATTGCAAATTAAAGGACATCCCTGAAATTCCATCACAGGGGAACGTATTCCGATTAGATGGTGATGTGTACATCGTTCAAAGTGCAACGGAAGAAGATGGGCTTGTGTCTATCGAACTCAGAGCAGAAGCTAGAGGCGGTGTTGACGGATGGTTGAGCTAGAGCTTGATAAAAGAGCAGTGAAAACAATTGAAAAAGCACTGGAAACATTAAAAGAAGATAGAGTTCGACGTGTTTGCCAGGCCGCTTCAAAGCGTGCTGCAACGACAGCAAGAAAAGCAGGTACGCAAGCACTACGTAATATCTATGCCATCAAAGGG